GCTTATAGATATCCATTTCCCAATGATCGCTTTCCGTTAGCAAACAGTAAATTACGGTTTGCTATTGCTGTATAGATTAGCAATTGCTAATCTGCGCTTCCTGAACGGAGGTGCATATGACTCTGCACGAATATTTGAAGGCTTTGAACAAACCTGACCTTGACTCGTTTGCCCGCCGTTGCGGGACTTCTGCCGGACAACTCAGACAAGTTGCTTACTGTAATCGCCGGGCCAGTGCCGCTCTTGCAGTGAACATTGAGAGAGAGTCGAAAGGCACGGTTGTATGCGAGGTGCTGCGCCCAGACATCGACTGGGCGTACCTTCGCGGCTCTGAAGCCGCATAAAAGTCGCAGGGCCGGGGACCTCTCACCACAAGATTCCTCCGACCCAGCAACGGCAGTGCAAAACACTGCCAACTCCGCCGACCAGGTCCTCTCACCACAAGATTCACCTGGTTGGCTAGAACGATGAACCGTGCCGCACAGCACGTTTAGCACAGCACATCGGTCGTGGTCGTAGGATAGGGCGTGCCCCTGCCTATGGCTACACCGTAAACGGGGATTTTACGGTTATGAGTCGCACGGATCTTTTGCCTGACGCTGGTCAGGTGCTTTCGTTGCGCCAGGCGCTTTACCGCGCCGGACGCGACTATAAGGGCGGGGTTACTGCCCTTGCCCACGACATGGTGTTGGACAACGACACCCTCCAGAAAAAGCTGAAGCTTGATGAAGAGCGACGCTGGCTCAATCCTGACGAACTGGAAGACATCGTCCGGCTCACGGGCAGCCCGCTACTGCTCGATGCCTTGATGCGTCCGGCATCAGCCGTCTGGTACCAGCCGGAGCCTGTCGCTGCCACGCAGGATGCGCTCAAGTCGGTCGGCAAGCTGCTGACCGAAACAGGCGAGTTCGTTTCAGGCATGCACAACGGTGCTGCCGACGGTGTATGGGAACTGCACGAAGTCGCTCTGCTGGAGAAGCAGGGCAATGACATCATTCGTGCGGTGCTGGGCATCATGGCCGGCGCTCGTCTGGCGATGGAGGATCGTGCCAATGGCTGACGATATCGACCGCGCTACGGAACAGGCTCAGTACCTGTTGGACGTCGCTCTGTTTAAGCATCGCCGAATACCGACCAGTTTGGTCAGCTCACAGTTCTGTGAAGACTGCGACGATCCGATCCCGGAGCTACGCCGTGCTGCCATTGTGGGCTGCGAGACGTGTATTCACTGTCAGTCGCTGCGGGAGCAGCGTAGATGAGTGATCGTCCAATCCCGCTTTCTGCTTGGGCACGTCGTTACTGCGAGACATTCAATTTTGCGTTAGTACCGATTCAACCGGGCGAGAAAGGCCCGAAGGGAAGGGGATGGAACCAGCCCGGCAAGTACATCGTTGATCCTGCCAAGGCCGAGGCGTTCTGGACGAAAAATCCCAACCATAACCTCGGCGTTGTGCTGGGGCCGAGTCGGGTGTGTTCGTTGGACGTCGACGATGTCCAGTGGACGCGGTTCGTCCTTTACGAACTCTTGGGCGTTGATCTGGATGCGCTTGCACTGGCTTTCCCGACTGTCGTTGGTAATCCTCAGCGATTCCGGGTTCTGTTTCAGGTCCCGGAAGGGCTGGAACTGACGCGGCACTCCCTGTCTTGGCCCAATGAAAACGACCCGGATGGGTCAAAACACAAGGCAATCATGCTGAAGGCAAACGCCGCTCGGGAGGCGGGCGATACAGCCAGAGAGGCTTTGTATCGAGCAGATGCCGAGCAGTACAAGCGGTTCACAGTGTTTGAATTGCGTGCAGGATTGGTGCAGGACGTACTGCCTCCCTCCATTCATCCAGGCACCGGCCAGCCATACACCTGGCGCACGCCGCCTGATGCTTCGGGGCTTCCGGTTCTGATCAGCGATCTGCTGAATGTCTGGAACAACTGGGACGTCTTCAAGCGGGGCGCGGAGGCTGCGTGCCCATGGCTGCCGGAGGATGCCAAACCAACCGTCAAACAAAAGCCCAAACCGAAGCGCGCCCCTGTGGCGGGTAATCGTCCGTCTGTGATCGACGAGTTCAACAACTCCCACGATGTCGAAGAGATCTTACGCAGCCACGGCTATACCAAGCGCGGGAGCAAATGGCTTTACCCGCAGAGTAGTACCGGACTCCCTGGGATCACCGTGGCTGAAGGCAAGGTGTATTCGCACCATGCGGCTGATCCGCTGGCCAATGGTCACCAAAACGATGCGTTCGAGGTGTTCTGTCTACTGGAGCATGGCGGTGATCAGTCCAACGCGGTGAAGGAAGCGGCGCGGATGCTCGGCATGCAGTCGACCCGACCCAGCGCAAGCGATCTTCCCCCGGCCCCAACTGAAGGTAGCGACAGGTCAGATGCAGCGGCACCGGACGCGCCAAGCGAGGCGGCTCCTGCACCTGACGGGGGGGCGGGGGAGGAGCTGACTATCGAGCAGGTGCTGCGGCGTTTTGCTTTGGTAGAAGGCACCACACATGTTTGGGACTTCGATAAATCTAGGGCGATGAAAAAGTCAGCGTTTGAAGCGCGTGTGGGCAAGCCCATTGCCAAGCTTTGGCTCGAAGCCACAGACAAGAAGCTGATCGCTGACGATCAGGTAAAGGACATTGAGCAGGCCCGGAAAATGGCGGGCAAGAAGGGCGGTGCGCTGGGCATGCGTCCCACGGAACGTTACGTCTATATCGACGGCACCAAAGACGTTTGGGATCGAGAGAAGAAACGCCGTATCGCCGAGGGGGCCGTCAAGATGGCCTTGGGCGACACCTACGCGCTCTGGCTGAACAGCAGCGAGCGGCGGGTGGTGGACGTCGAACACATTGTCTTCGACCCGACCATGACCAAAGACCCCAGCATATACATCAACACCTTTGACGGCCTGCCTTTGGAGCCGGTCAATGACGACGCGGCGTGCGCCAATCTGCGCTGGTTGATTTCATTCCTCTGCAACCATGATGAGGCTGCTGCACTGTGGCTGACTCGGTGGCTTGCATATCCGTTGCAACACCTCGGTGCCAAGATGGATACGGCGGTGCTGATGCACTCCACCATGGAAGGCTCGGGCAAAAGCCTGTTGTTCGCCGACACCTTCGGTGCGCTCTATGGCCAGTACGCCGCGACAGTTGGCCAGACCCAGTTGGAGAGCAACTTCAACGCCTGGCAAAGCAGGAAGATGTGGGCCGTGTTCGAAGAGGTGGTCAGCCGCGATCAGCGTTACAACCAAGTCGGTAAGATCAAGCACTTGGTCACCGGCAAGACCGTGCGCATGGAGTCGAAGTTCATCAACGGCTGGGAGGAGGCCAACCACATGAACGCGGTGTTTCTCAGCAACGAGATCCTGCCGTGGCCGATCAGCGACAGTGACCGGCGAATGTTGGTGATGTGGCCGATGGAAACCTTGCCGGTCGCTCGACAGCAAGCCATCGGGCGAGAGCTGGAAAATGGTGGTGTTGCGGCTCTCTACGGCTGGCTGCTGCGTGTGGATCTGGGAGACTTCAATGAACGCACCCGCCCGCCCAGCACTGCGTCACGCGAGCGGCTGGTTGCGCTCAGCCGGGCAGGATGGCAGACGTTCCTGCACCTCTGGCGCTATGGCGAGTTGGGCCGGGGCCTTTGGGGGGCATGCCTTTCGACTGATCTGTATGCGTTGTTCATCGAGTGGTGTCAGCGCAATAAAGAGCATGTGATGAGTCAGACGAAGTTTTCGCTATTCATCAGCTCGGAGGTGGAGAAAACCCGGTCAATACCCTGGACTGAACGCAATGATCGGCGCTTCGGCGCTTTCTTTGTGCCCGATGATCCTGAGGCTTCCCTTCCCCCATCAATGAGAGCGCCGGACTTAGGCGTTGCCGTCGAGGCCTGGCGGGGCAAGGCGCGCCTTGCGGGGTGGAACGTCGACAGCTGGGACCACGTGAAGGCGGTGGCAGCATGAGTACCTCTAAAAGTGTGTCGGGTGTGTTGGGTATGTTTTGGGTTGGTTTTGGCAACCCGACACAGATCAAACGCCCATTTTTCGCGGGGTGCAGACGTGTGTGTTGGGTGTGTTGGGTTTGGCGTCGCGCGCGCATGCACGACATTATTTTCATCAGGAAGAGCACCGATGTTTTTTCCTCATGCGAGGGCAAATAAACCCGACCAACCCAACACACCTAGCACACTCTTTATTAATTCATTGTTTTTAAAGGGTTTTAAGTGTGTTGGGTCTGTGTTGGGTAGGGCGTTTTTTGTGTGGGGTTCAGATTTCGAGAGGAAAGGGCAGTGATCAAGGAAATCGAGGCGTTGATGGTGCATTGGGGCGAGCAGATGCGAGAGCGCGGCCAAGGCGGTGGATTGGGCAGCCAGTTGGGGGCGATCATCGAATGGGGCGGCGCGCCGCCGCGTGGTACGCCGGGTTCTCGGATACTTGGGGGTGCTGGCTGCGGAATTGATCACATTGCCTGTGAGGTTCAGGCAGCGGTGGCTGAGCTGGAACGGTTAGGCCGTGCACCGCTGGCACGGTTGGCACTGGAGCGTTATTGCGCCATGGCGACGGTCCGCGATCAGATGAAAGCGGTCGGTATTGCCGAAGGCGCTGATCGGACTTATCGCAACTGGGTGAATCGCCTGCATCAGCAGGTCCTGCTGATTCTCACACTGCGCAGCGGCTCGACACGTGGCTACCCGGTTGGAGCGCAAACCAACCGCCATCTGAAGGTGGCGACAGGTGTCTCAAGAGCGATTAGAGTCCCTCGAGCGCTCTGACTGTGTAATTGCATTCACTTGACCACCTGTTTGCATTGGACTTGACCAGTCATTTCCATTTCTTGCTGACCAGTTGTTTGCAGTTGATGGGTGTCAGCGGGTGACACTCAGGGGGAGTGCGCCAGCCGAGCACTGAAGGGCTGCAACCGGCCAGAACCAGTCATTCGGTCTCTGAGAAACTAGGAGCGATTCAAGGGGGGCCGGGAAAAGCGAATCCAATACATCATGCATGTGTAATTCTATTAAAATTATGTAGCTGCAGGTTATATGGCTATGTATTTTACCGCTCTGCTTTTCCCAGATTGCCACTCTGACGCTTGGTAGGATGGTCAATATGGCCATTTAATGCTACGTATGATTCTGCCGGATTCGGACACTCGGCGCCCAGATTGCTCTGGGCGCTTGCACCCAAACGCATGACAGGAGTTGCTAGGCATGAGGGACACCTTTCCAATAGAACACGGTCTGTCCGCATCTGTGGCCGATGGGTTGGTCTACCGATCCGAGGGGGCGATTTCCCTCACTGATGTTCAGTACCTCGCGTTGGAGTCTGGCGTGGCGCATGGACAAAGCATGCTGGTGGTTTCCCCTACCTCCACGGGAAAGACTCAAATTGGGCTCTGGGCTATTGCTGAAGGACTGCTCGCAGGGAATAAAACAGTTTATTTGGTGACCCATCGCGCACTGGCCAAGCAGAAATTTGAAGACTTCAAAACGTTGTTATTGGACAGATATTTGGAGAGCGATGGTGCTTCCATGGTTATTGCCACGGGGGACTACGTCGAAGATGCCACGGGGCAGTATTCTGCGGCTCCTCTTAGTGCTCCTCTGGTAATTTCTACATATGAAAAATATTTAGCGCTACTGTCGGCATCTGGGGTGCCGAAAAGCATGCACAATACGATTGTCGTGTGCGATGAAATTCAGCTGATGGGAGACGAAAACCGCGGGCAAAATGTTGAAGTCCTTTTAACACTCATGCGGAATGCGGGTTGGAAGCAATTTGTAGGATTGTCAGCAGTTCTAAAAAGCAAGGATGCCCAAGACTTAGCGAACTGGCTGCGGGTTCAGCTTATTTTCGAGCAAAAGCGCGAGAAACATTTACGGTATGAATGCTGGATTGGCGATCAGATTTATTCAGTAAGCAGTGCAAAACCTGATGTGATGGAATCGGACAAGCGACTGCCTGCTGGAATTAAAGCGGAAACGATTTCAGCTTTAACATATTTGCTCAAGCAAGATAACCCACCGCTTCCAATCATAGTTTTTTGCATGAAAAAGCAAGATACTTATGATCTTGCTGAGGCTTTTGTAGCTTCGTACCACAAGGGTAAGCAAGGACAGTTGTCGTTAGAGTTTGATACATTGCCCGAAACTTCAGCTAACGCTATGTTGGCGAAGATACTAGATCTCCGAGTAGCGAGTCATAACGCGGATTTGACTGACGAAGAGCGAGCGGTAGTGGAGCGTTACTTGTCAGAAAATAAGCTGGATGTTGTATTTGCTACAAGTACTTTAGCAGCAGGTGTGAATTTTCCTTTAGGGGCAGCAGTATTTGCTAATTGGGAGCGTTGGGACGGCCAGCAAAGGCAGTATGTCGCAATAGATAGCGCAGAGTTCCACAACATGTCCGGGCGGGTCGGGCGAATGGGGTTTGAACATGCAGAAGGGCGGGTAATATATTTTAGTACGGGGCTGCAAAGCGCATTAGCTAAAAGTTATCTATCAATTGAGCAGCTTCCTCAAATCAAGGCACGAATTGTGCCTGCTAGGTTTGGTCAGCTTTCACTGCAACTGATATCTTCAGGGTTGTGCAGCAACAGAGCCGAGCTTGAAGAGCTTGTTTGCACAACGTTCAGTGCGTTAAGGGAAGAAGATAACAACTTAACTGCATTTAAGACGTGGCCGAGTAAAGTCGGTGTTGCTCTGGCCGGCTTGATTGATGCTGGCTTCGTCGTTGAAACATCTGGTGGGGACCTGAGCCCCACGCCAGTGGGGCGAGCAGTCGGGTTCAGTGGTTTGCTGCCTGAAACCGGGGTGTTTTTAATCAACTTTCTGTCTAGAAAGTCACTTTATTTGGCAGAACTCATTGGGCATCTTGAATCGGCGGATCTCAAATCCAGGCTAGAGATGCTTATCTTTTCCGCATGCTTATCCAGCCCTGAGTTTCGTCCGAGGAATGGAGTTAAACCTACTCGGTTCCTGCCTTATCAGTTGAAAGATCCCATTTATGATGCGCAGCATCTCGCAGATGACCTAATGGAATCAATTTGGCAAGTTGATCCAGTACCTACTAATGCGGCATGGTTGTGCCAGAAGTGGACTAGCGGTGTTGAGATTAGGGCAATTGAGCGTGAAGTTAAATCTCTGAGTGCTGGCGCTGTCAAAGAAATGAACAGAAGCCTATCCTGGATCCTACAGGGCTTAGCTGGAATAGCTATGTCCGCCGCCGATAAGCGCGTGCCGCCAGTTCTACGTCCGCCACAAGTAAGAGTGGATGATACTTTGCTGCGCGCTATATCTAAGCTGACGCGCTACATTCGAAGATTAGCATACAGAGTCCAAGAGGGATTGCCGGACGACATTCTCTGGATGACAGGGTTATCTGCGTCGGGTAGTGCTTTAAAGCTGTATAGGCATGAAATGTTGCTGTTGAAGCAGCATGGAGTCACAACGCCGCAATTGCTTATGCTTGGCAGTCCTGAGGCGAATTCAGCAAGAATTTTAGCTTTTGTAAAATCTAAGCCTAATGCGCAAGCTAAAGCAAATTGGGCACGAGACGCTTGTCGAGATTGGAAAGTTGACCAGCGGAAGCGAATGTCTGTTAGGCATCTAAAGCGAGCTAGCAGGTGCGATAGTAAGGTTCTAATTGAGAACTATTATGAGGCAAAAGGTGATGCGTTTGAAATAGCGTTCGAACAGGTGCTTGCTCAGCTAGGTGTAGCGTTTGAAAAGTTAGATGACAAGACAAAAACTGGCGCACCCGACTATCTGGTCAAATTCTTCGATTCGCCTTCGGTTGTGGTCGAGCTAAAATCGAAAGAGGGAGATAAGCTTGTCGATTACAATAAAGCGGTAGAGGTTTTAGCAGCCTCCGAAATTCACGGCTTTAGAGATTGTTTTTGCGTGACTCTTTGCCATCCCGGAGTAGATCCGAGTGTGCCACAACAAATTGCCTCCTGTGGCCGGTTAAGCGTAGTTGAAAGTGGGGATTTGGGTGAGGCTCTATTGCGATTGTGCGAGGGAAGCCTAACACAACAACAAGTGTGGCAGTGGCTTTGCACTCCTGGGCAGGCCGTCGCCGAAGATCTGCCATTTCGTTTGTATAATTGATTAGTTTCTAAGAGAAATTTGTGAGACCTACAGCCCTGCTATTTCTAGTAGGGCTGAAGGCTTTATATCTAGTGCTTCGGCGATCTTGGTGACACTCAAAATTGTGATGAATCGCCCGTGGTTTCGTGGATATATCCGACTTACTGCTTATGGCCGTTCCCTGCCGGTCGTCACTACCGCGTACGCTAAACAAGTCCATGCAATTACGTTTTCTGACCGTCCGTCCGGTTAGATTGTCGTATTGCGGTCGTATTGGTGTTGCATTACGGTCGCATCGTGACCAACCTTTAAATAGCCCTTTTCGGTTTTTCCGAACGTCGGTACAACGTGGGCACGATCTGCGATTTGCGCCTGAATCGCCTCCAAAGCACCTGCTGTACATGCTTCACCCAGCCATCCCCAAGGCTGTCACCAACCCCGCCTCGGCGGGGTTTTTCATTTCAGCTCCCCCGGAAGGGTGGCAACCGGATGCGCACCATGCCCGACAAACCAGATACGTGGGCCAGGATCGTGGCGGCCATTTCAAATCCACTGTGGCAGGGCATGATCATGGCCATCGTCGTTTCTCTATTGCGCATCCTCTACGACGCCAAAGAAACCAGTAAGCGCCGGATCTTGTTCGAAGCGCTGATCTGCGGTTCGCTGAGTCTGGTTGCCTCCAGCCTGATCGAGTGGATGACCTGGCCGCCCAGCTTGTCGGTAGCTGCAGGTGGAACGATTGGCTTTCTTGGCGTTACGGCCATTCGCGAATTGGTGGCCCGTTTCATAGGCCGGAAGGTGGATTCCCTATGAAGGCTATCGCCGCTGCAATCATCATCGCGCTGGTGGGCGTACTGCTCGTCGGCATTCAGCAATACCGGGTCGTCGCATTGCGCGGCGAGGTGGAAGTGGAAGCAACGGCCAAGAAGAAAGCACTCGACGCCAACGTCGAAAGCGAGGCCACCATCACCACGTTGCGCGCCGAGGCCCAGCGTAACGCTGCCTATCTGAAGGACTTGAATCAACGGATCAAGGCCAGCGAAAACAAAGCCAAACAGGCGAGGAAAGAATTTGAAGACCTCAAGCGCAACAGCAAGCCCGTTCGTGATTGGGCTTCTCAGCCTTTGCCTGACGGCCTGCGCGGCAAAGCCGGTGGTGGTCACAAAAACGTCAGCGGTTCGAATCGAACCCCCTGAGCTGATTCCTTGCGAACGCATCAACGCTGATGAGGCTGACCTTCGTTCTAACGGCGACGTCTGGGAGCTGAAGGACCAGGCCATCAAGCTGCTCGACACCTGCGCCGATCAGGTCGACGCCCAGATCCTGCGCAGCCAGAGCAGGTAGTCGAGGCCACTGTGCTTCATGCCCCATCGGGGGGCAAACCAACCCCCCTGTTTTTTGGGTCCTCCCTGAGGGGGGCTCCCTACACGGGTACGTGGACTCGCGGTTCCTGTGCAGCTGAGTTTTTTGCAGGGATGTCCGTCTTTCTAAAGGGTTGTGTATGGGCAGGAAAGTCAGCAAGGCCGACTTGAGTGAGATCGTTGGCCGGGATGAACGCACCCTGACCCGGTGGCAACACGACGGCATGCCGGTGGTCGAGTTTGGTCTGGGTCGTGGCAACGAAAACCAGTACGACACCGAAGCGGTGGTCCAGTGGTTGATGCAGCAGGCTTCGCTCAACGGCAAGAAGGAATCGTCCCGTGACAGGCTCGACCGGGTCCGGGCCAACCGTGAAGAACTGGCGCTGGCCAAAGAGCTTGGGGAGGTGGTGATCGCCTCCGACATGATCCAGCGCTTCGAGGCCATGATCATGTCGGCCAAGGTCGAACTGCTTAATACATTTCCAGATGTGCTCGCCGCTGAGCTGTCAGCCCGCTATGGCATTGAGGTGGATGATCTACTGATTCGTGAGCCCATCGAGGCCATCCTGAGAAGGCTTTCGGACTATGACAATGATGCTGACTCAACTGGAGATTCTGACGAATCGCCATACCCGGAGGGCCTTGAGGAAGACGGCGAGTGAGTCCCTGCACAAGGCCTGTTTGAAGTGGGCTCCACCGCCGCGCATGAGCATCATCGAGTGGGCGGACAAGTATCGCTGGCTGTCCGCCGAAGAGGCTGCACGGCCGGGTAAATACCGGTTCGATGTGACCCCGCATCTGGTCTGGCCAGGTGGCCCACTTGAGGCGCTGGACGATCCAGACGTTACAGAAATCGTAGGGCGCAAGTCTGCGCAGGTGGCCTGGACGTCGGGCGTGCTGGGTAATGCCCTGGGCAAGTGGATCGACATCGATCCGTCTCCGATCCTGGTGCTTTTTCCCAAGGCTGAAGCGGCCAAGCAGTATGTGGGCGAGAAGCTTGAGCCCATGATTGAGGCGACGCCCAGGCTTCGCAAGAAGGTTGATCTACGCAGTCGCAAGCTGCAGCAGCGCCAGGACTTCAAGCGTTTTCCGGGCGGCTTTCTGAAAATGGTGGGCTCCAACAGTCCGGCGAGCGTGAAGTCCACGCCGGTGCCCAGAGTCGCTGTCGAGGAGCCTGATGACTGCAACCTCAACCTACGGGGGCAGGGGGACAGCATCAAGCTGGCCAAGGAACGATTGAAGACGTTTCGCCGCTCGAAAATCATCATCGGCGGCACCCCGACCATCAAGGGCCTATCGGCCATTGATGCGGAGCTGGAAATCTCCGACAAGCGCGAAGGGCTCGTGCCTTGCCACGAATGCGGTCAGTCGCACGCGTTGAGTTTCGACAATCTGTTCTGTGCGGACGACCCCGACTACCACCACGAGGTGTACGGCAAGAAGCGGCCAGAACATGCGTACTACGCCTGCCCACACTGCGGCTGTTCATGGGATGACAACCAGAAAAACGCAAACCTCAAGCACGGCCGTTGGGTCGCGACGGCCGAGTTTAGAGGCATCGCCGGTTACATTCTTAACGAGCTCTACGCCACGTTCTGGGGATCGCGCTTCCAGGCGCTGATGGAGAAGCAACTTCAGGCCGAGCACGCCGCGTCCCACGGTAACATCGGGCCGATGATTGCGTTCGTCAACAGCTCCAAGGGGGAGAGTTACGAATACAAAAGCGATGCACCCAAAACCGATGAGCTGGAAAAGCGGGCTGAGCCTTACGCAGAGCTGACGGCACCCAATGGTGTGCTGCTGATTACGGTGGGCGTCGACGTTCAGGGGGACCGGCTGGCGCTGGTCATCATCGGCTGGGGCCGGGGTGAAGAATCGTGGCGACTGTACTGGGGGGAGCTGTACGGTAATCCCATCGATCCGCATGACGCCGTTTGGCAGGAACTGGATCAGCTAATCGCCAAGCCTGTGGCGACAGAGGGCGGAGCGCAGCTGGTCATTTCCGCCGTGAGTATCGACAGCTCGGACGGCAACACCAGCGACGCGGTCTACGGGTACGTCCGGGATCGGCAGCGCTACAACATCATGGCTATCAAAGGTGCGTCGATTGACAGCCGTGATAAGGAAATCTTTACCCGGCCGTCCCCGTCGGTTGACTCCTCCCAGGACAACACCAAAGCGTCGAAATATGGCTTGCGCGTCTACATCGTCGGAACCCACAAGGCCAAGACGCTGATCGACGGACGTCTTCGACTCACCGGCGCAGGGCCGGGGCGGATGCACTGGTACAGCGAGATCCGCTCGGACTACTACGAGCAGCTCACCAATGAAGTGCTGGCCCCTCACGCTCGCAACCCCAGCAAGATGGTGTGGCAGAAGAAGGCGGGTCGCCGCAACGAAGCGCTGGATTGCGAAGTGTATGCACTGCATGCGGCCAGAAGCTTGAAGACCCATCTGTTACGCGAACATGAGTGGGACCAGCTGGAGCAACAACTGCTGCAGCCCACTCTTTTCAACACCGAGCAGGCCGTCACTCCTGTGCCACGTAAAGCGAATGCTCGCGGTCGTGGCACGCGCAGCCGTGCAGGCTATTAGAGGTTCAATCATGACTGACGCACAAATGCGCCTGGAGCAAGTACGGGCGGCGATCTCTGACGTCCTTAAAAAAGGTCAGCGTCTCAAAAGAGCAGATCGCGAGATCTATAGGGCCGAGCTCGACAGCCTGCGCTTGCTGGAGCAGCAGTACGCCAAAGAGGTCGCGCTGGAACAGGCATCGCTGCAGGGCAGGGGGCGTAATCGCATCTCCTACATGGTGATTTGATTATGGGTTTTTTCCGTAAAGACCCTGCCGAGTTGTTGATGCGAGAGGCACTCAAGCTCGCCAAGTCTGTGTCTGAAGGGTCGCCTGCCAAAGCGCAGGGTGGCGGTGGCGGGGTTGAAACCCGCTGGCGCGGTGCATCCCGTGTGCTGCGCAGCATGGCGGGCTGGATTCCGGGATTGGGCAGTGCCAGGCGCGACCTGCACCACAGCGAGCGTCGCATGCTGGTAGCCCGGTCGCGTGATGCCATGCGCAACCACCTGATTGCTCGGGCGGCTATCACCCGTCTGCGTACCAATGTGGTCGGAACCGGCCTGGTCTGCCGTGCCCAGATTGATCATGTCGCGGTGGGCATCGACGAGCAGCAGGCCGAGCAACTGAACGCCCAGCTGGACAGAATCTGGTCGCTGTACGCCGATGACCCTCGCGAGTGTGATGCCGAAGCCACGCTCAATCACTATCAACTGCAGGCGCTGGTGCTCATCTCGGCCATGGTCTGCGGCGACGTCCTGATCGCCAGTCCTGACGATGAACGTCCGGGCTGCATCTTCAGCACCCGATTGCAGTTGATCGAATCGGATCGTGTCTGCAACCCGGACGGGGGCATGGACCGCGCAGACATGGTTGAAGGTGTCGAGTTTGACCGGTTGGGAGCCCCCTTGGCGTATCACGTCTGCAACGGCTATCCCAATGAGTATTTGGCAGGGCAGAGTCTGGCGTGGGAGCGACTGCCTGCTTTCGGTGACGTGACCGGCAGACGTCGGGTCATGCATGTCATGTCGGACAAGGAAAGGCCAGGCCAGAAGCGAGGCGCTCCTTATCTGGCTCCGGTGCTGGAGCCGTTGCAGAAGCTGGAGCGCTACAGCAGTGCTGAGTTGATGGCAGCGGTTATCTCGGCGATGTTCACCGTGTTCATCAAAAAGAACAACGACTTCAACGTCTCCAACTTGCCCATGTCCGCCATGGGCAACGAGGGCGCGGGCGGGGATACCACCGATGATGGTGAGCTGGCGTTGGGAGAGGGTGCCATTGTCGACCTGGGTATGGGTGAGGAACCTGTGGTGGCTAACCCGGCTCGACCCAATGCCCAGTTCGACCCCTTCTTCACGGCTGTCGTTAAAGAGATCGGTGCGGCGCTTGAACAACCGATGGAGGAGTTGCTACTGCATTACAGCAGCAGTTACAGCGCGGCACGCGCTGCAATGCTCCAAGCGTGGCGGTTCTATAGCGTTCGGCGCTGGTGGCTGGCCTGTGACTTCTGTCAGCCCAGCCGCGAATTGATCATCGATGAGGCCGTGGCGAGGGGACTGATTCACCTGCCGGGTTATTCAGATCCTGCGAAGCGTAAAGCCTACTGTCAGGGGATCTGGATCGGTCCTGCGCGGGGCGCTATTGATGAGCTCAAAGAAGCCAACGCAGCCGGTAAGCGGATCGAAATCGGGGTCAGCAACGAAACCCTCGAAACGGCCGCAATGACGGGCGAGCCCTGGCAGCAGGTCTACCGCCAGCGTGTTCGCGAAGTCGAGCAGCGACGCTCAGACAACCTGCACATGTTGCCCAAAGGCGGCGTCATCGCTGACCCACCCACACCACCCAACGAGGAATAACCATGCCCCGCGCATTGGAGCTGGCTGCATCGCAGCCTTGGCTGATGCTGCCTGACGCCCTGGATAACCTGCTGACCATTGCCGACCGCATGGGCGATCCGGGTGCGTTGGAGAGCAAAACCGGTATCCGCTTAGAAAATAGCCGCACGGTCAGCGTTCGCAACGGCGTTGCCATCATCCCGGTGGTCGGTCCGGTTTTTCGCTACGCCAATCTCTTTACCGAGATCAGTGGCGCGACCAGCACCCAGGTGCTCGCCACTGACCTGCAGTCGGCACTGGACGACCCGAACATCAAGTCCATCATCCTCAATATCGACAGCCCTGGCGGGGTGGCGGCGGGCATCAACGAGCTGGCTGACCAGATCCATGCGGGACGCGCGCGTAAACGCATTGTGGCCTACGTCGGTGGAACGGGTGCCAGCGCTGCTTACTGGCTGGCTTCTGCGGCCAGCGAGATTGTCATCGATGAGACGGCGTTGCTCGGCAGCATCGGCGTAGTGGTGGAAACCGTGGTCGAGGGCGAGGCCAGCACCGGCAGCAAGCGTTACCAGATCGTCAGCCGCAACGCCCCCAACAAGCGGTTGGACATGGCCACCGAAGAGGGACGCGCCAAGGTCGGTGAAACCGTGGACGCAATGGGCGAGGTGTTTGTGGCCAAGGTCGCCCGCAACCTTGGCGTGGCATCCGACGCCGTTCCTGCAATGGGAGATTTTGGCGGCTTGCGGGTAGGTGCAGCGGCCGTTGAATCGGGTCTTGCTCACCGCCTGGGCTCGCTGGAAGGACTAATTACCGAACTGGCCAAACCGGCCGCGACACAACCGAGGACATTAACTATGACCACCGTCAACTCCACCGCTCAGCTGCGCGAAGCACTGGCCGCTGGCACCGACCCAAACACCATCGAAATTGCCCAGACCAGCCAGTCCGAACTGGAGACCGCACGAACGCAAGCCAGCACGCAGGCGGTCACCGCTGAGCGTGAGCGCATCAAGGGCATCAACGGTCTGGCAAGTAAGGGCTTCGAGGCCGAGATCACGGCGGCCATCGATGCAGGGGCCTCGGTCGAGGCAACCGCTTTGCAGTTGTTCAAGGCGGCACAGGATCGCGGTATTTCGTTGAGCGCCATTAAGGCCGACAGCACCCGTGCATCGACCTCTACACCTGCCGATGGCAACGCTCAGGGTGAGCGCAAAGCCGTAGTCGGAGCCATTGTCGCGGGCGCTTCGCGTCGCTGATCAGGAGAACATCATGAGTAATCCAACCCGTCAGACCTACGTCCCCAGTCATCTCTCTGCAGGTGCATTCCCTGTGGTAATTGAGACCGGAATCATTGCGGCAGGCCAGAAGCTCAAGCGTGGCGCGGTACTCGGTCAGGTCGATGCCGCGGGCGAGTACGTGCTCTGCGCCGCCGCTGCCGACAACGGCTCTCAGGCACCCAAGGCTGTGCTTGATCAAGACGTGGACACCACCGGCGGTGCTTTTCCAGCGTCGATTCTTCTCACCGGCGAGGTGCTGGGCTCTGAGCTCATGTTGGGCGAAGGCCTGTCACTTGCCAAAGCAAAAGCAGCCCTGCGGCCGCTGTGCCTGTTCATTCGTTAACCGGAGCTTCTGATGGATATTTTTGACACCCGTACCATGCTTGAAGCCGTCGAGCAGATGCCCACGGCGCGACGTTTTCTGCTGAACACGTTCTTCAATGGCGGCAGCCCCGTGACGTTCCCCACCAAAACGGTGGACATTGATATCGTCAAAGGCCAGCGCAAGATGGCCCCGTTTGTTCATCCGCGCCTGCCCGGCAGCATTTCGCTTCGTGACGGTTACCGGACTGACTCCTATGCGCCGCCGTACATCCAGCCCAAGCGTGAAACCACCGCTGAGCTGGTCCTCAAACGTTCGGCAGGAGATAACCCTTTCTCCAGCCGGACGCCGTTGGAGCGGGCAGGCCAGATGCTGGGCAAGGATCTGCGCGATCTGGATGACGAGATCATTCGTCGCGAGGAGTGGATGTGTGCCCAGGCACTGACCACCGGCAAGGTCCGCGTGCTGGGCGACGGCGTTGATGACACCATCGATTTCCTCATGGCTAACGATCACAAGATCACGCTGGGCACCGGCCAGTGGGGCACTGACAACTCTGATCCGATTGGCAACCTGCGCACCTGGAAACGCAAAATTGCCAAAGACTCCGGCCGCACTGCCAACACTGCTGCGCTGAGCGGTGAGGCGCTTGATGCATTCCAGTCCAATCTGACGGTCATCAAGCAACTGAACACTCGCCGCGTAGACATGGGCCTGATCAAGCCAGAAGAGCTGCCAGACGGCGTCACCTATCTGGGCTACCTGAACGATCCGGGCGTCGACCTTTACGGTTATGACGAGTGGTACCTGGATGACGAGGGTGATGAGCAGCCCATGATCCCTGCAGGCGGTTTGGTTCTGGGCGCGACGTCCACGCGTAACGCCATGCTTTACGGTGCCATTCAGGATCTGGAAGCCATCGAGAGCGGGCTGGTCGAAGCGGCACGCTTCCCCAAGAGCTGGACTACCCAGGAGCCGAGCGCCCGCTGGTTGAAGCTGCAGAGCGCGGCACTCGCCGGTTTGCTGGAGCCGGACGCATTCATCTACGCCAAGGTGGTGTGAGATGGCCAAGAAGCCCGGCTATATCGTGGTGGACGGCTGCATTCAGGAGGGACGCAACGTCATCCTCAGAGGCAGCCCATACACTCCGGCTAGCAAAGAGATGGAGGATGCGCTGGTGGCAGAGGGGCGTATTGCAATCAGCACTGACCCTCGGGCGCAAGAGGCCATCCAGTCTCGGGCAGCAAGCCCTGCCGATACTGATGACGCCACTGACGGTGACTGACCATGAGCTTTCGAGAACTGGCTGAGGACATGGACGCCCAGATTCTTGAATCTCTGGGCGATATCGCAACCGTCGACGGACGCGATATCGCGGGGTTTCTTTCAATCCCGTGGCTGCAACCCAAGCTCGGACGCATCAACACCGGCATCAGGGAGCCGCACTTCGCGATACATGTTCATGATGCTACGGCGGTTGCGATTGGTCAGATCGTCTCCATCGACCTGCCTGAGCAGGACGGTGGCGGTCGGTATGACCTGGTCGGACTGGAACCTGACGGTACCGGCTGGGTATCTCTTATCCTGAGGCTTAAGCGATGAGCATTGGCAGCTTCTACAAGCAGTCCGCCAAGGACGGCATGATCACCCTGCAGCCTTCTGCGGCTGATCTCGACGCGTTCAAGGACTTTGCAGCGGCGGTTCCCAAAGCAGCGGCAGCGGCCCAGCGTCGAGCCATTAACAAGACTCTACGCTGGTTGCGTACGCACATTGCCAGGGCAGTTGGACGGCAAGAGCGCATCGCGGTTACGGCCGTTCGGCAACGCCTTCGGGCCTACCCGGTCACCGGTGGCACGATGCGCGGCAAGCTTTGGTTTGGTCTGGATGCCATTTCTGCCAGTCGTATCGGCCGTGCGCGGCAGAGCCGTACCGGCGTATCCGTTGCTGGTCGCCGTTATCAGGGCGCGTTCTTCAAAACGGTTTACGGCGGCAGTCCTGATATCTGGATCCGTACCGCGAGCAAGCACTTTGACTCAGGCGCGTATGCCGAGACAAGGCAAGGCAAACGTCGCTCCGGTTTTATCGAAGAAAACGGCAGCCGCTTCCCGCTGGCCAAAGCCAAGGTGTCGCTGGAAGAGGCAAGGCCACATTTCGATAGCTGGGTGAAACGGGCCGATGAGCGCCTGCTGGAGATTCTCAAGCAGGAATTCAATTACGAGCTGCAGAAGTACCTGAAAGGAACTGCCCGTGCCTGACGAAGATTTCAGTCTTGATTCGCTGTACGAAGCGATTGAACGACACATCAGGGCCGCGATTCCCGGTCTTGAGTACGTCGGCACCATGCCGGACATGCTTGAGCAGGTCGCTGTGCCAGCTGTGCTGATCGAACTGGTGGAGCTGGAGCCAGGTGTTGATCAGGGCACCGGGGAAACGGCCTTGATTGCCCGGTTCGAAGCACGGGTCATCGTGGGGTCAGAGCGCGAGCAATGCCAGCAGCAGGCAGCCTTCGCGGCCTCGCAACTGGCTGTCCTGCTGAGGTTGCAAACTTGGGGGCTTGAGGTCGAGCCCGCCGAGTTCGTGAGGGGCGCTCAAGACTGGTCGCGTCCGGAGCTGGACGGTTATGCGGTCTGGGTCGTCGAGTGGACCCAAGGCATCTACCTCGGCGAAGAGGAATGGCCTTGGCCCAATGAGCCGCCTGGCACACTGGTATTTTCCTTCAGTCCGGACACAGGACGTGGCAACGAAGGTCAGTACCAATCGCCTGAGGATATGTGATGAGTTTCGCGCTGGCTGAACATGACCGCATGCTGGCTGGTGTGGTGAAGGACTGCTATGTCGTTGCGCTGGACCTCACCGCGTCACCTCCGGTATGCCGCGTTTCGGATGGTGAATGGGTCAGCGCCTGGGTGCGCTGGCACAGCGTGGCGGCGGGCAAGGCGCGACACTGGCGTGCACCGACTCTTGGTGAGCAAGGCACCTTGTTCAGTGCCAGCGGTGACGTGTCGCAGGGCACGTTTATTCCGGGGCTCTATGGCAATGCAGGCGCTCAGCCTGATAACCGCGATCATGTGGAAGTCTGGCGCTTCGACGACGGCGGTTCCCTGATCTACGACTGGCAGGCCAACACTTACACGATTGATCTGCCGTCGGGAACGGTGACTGTCACAGTCGGAGCCAGCTCGGCCGTTGTGACCGATGACTCTATCACTGCGATCTCCGAAACGATCACTGCCAAGGCAGCCACGATCACGCTGGATGGCAATGTCACGATCAGCGGAACGCTCGCCGTAGTCGGTGATATCCATGGCGGCGGACAGATTATCGACACGGGTGGCAACACCCCGAACCACAAGCACTGACCCGGCCCGCACTGCGGGCTTTCTAATGTCTGGAGATATCTGATGGCGACAGTAAAAATCGATAAGGCTTCTGGTGATCAACCAGCAGCACCAACAAGCCAGGTCACACCCACGTCGATATCGGTTGCGGACGCCGTGTCTCCTCCCGCGCCCGCAGTAGCGGTGCGGATGTATCGAGACAAGCTGTTCACCTCGCGCACGCTGATTCTGCCGGATGAACGCACGCTCGCCGTCGCCAAAGGGATCGTCACGGCGCAGGCAGATGACACCGTCGCGCTGGAGTATTTGCGTGCACACCCGGACCTTGAGCCGCTGGAGTAATTCATGATCGGAATGGATCGCCGTACCGGTCAGCCTGTCTCCGGCCTGGCGCACCTGCGGCAGTCCATCGAAGACATTCTTGGCACTCCCGTCGGCAGCCGCCGAATGCGCCCGGAGTACGGCAGCAAGATCCGGCGCTTTGTCGACCTGCCTGTGAACGATGGCTGGAAAAGCGCGGTGCAGGCCGAGGTGGCCAGAGCTATCGGACGTTGGGAACCTCGCCTAAGACTTGAGCGTGTCAGGGTGATTGCGGTCCTGAACGGCCAGGTCACCTTGGAAGTGCAGGGCTTGTATCTGGGTGACAATGCGGTGTTGGAGGTGACGGCATGAGCCTGATTGAACTGTCGGCGCTGCCCGCGCCGCAAGTGCTTGAGGACCTGGACTTTGAAGAGGAGTATCAGGCCGAGCTAGCCGCCTTCCGCGAGTACATGGGTGACAACTGGAGCGCCTTGCTGGAAAGCGACCCGGTCACCAAATTGCTCGAACTGGGGGCTTACAGGCGGCTTCAGAACCGGGCGCGTGTCAACGACGCGGCAAAGTCGTTGATGCTGGCATATGCTCGGAAAGGCGACCTTGATCAGTTGGCAGCCAACGTCAATCTCGAACGTCTGGAGATCCAGGCTGCTGACCCTGTTGCTGTGCCACCCACTGCAGCCGTCATGGAGGAGGAAGATGCGCTTCGGGAGCGCGTCCAGCTTGCCTACGAGGGACTGACCACGGCGGGGCCACGAAACAGCTACATACTTCACGCACGCAATGCCTCAGGTTTGGTGGCCGACGCCACTGCGGAAAGCCCAACCCCGGCAGTCGTGGTGGTTACGGTGCTCGCGTTGGAAGGCAATGGTGTGGCTGGAGCGGATCTGCTGGAGACGGTTCGGCTCAACCTCAGTGACGAGGATGTGCGTCCCTTGGGGGATCGCCTGATTGTTCAGAGCGCTGAGATCCTGCCTTTCCGTATCAACGCTGTCGTTCACATGGTGGGAAGCGGACCTGAGACCGAGGCAACGCTGGCTGAATGCAAGAACCGGCTGGGGGCCTGGGTCAATCCCAGAAGACGCCTGGGCCTTGAGGTGGCTCGATCCGGCATTGACGCGCAACTGCACATCAGCGGCGTCAGTCGGGTGGATCTTCAGGGCTGGGCGGACATCCGCCCGACCAAGGCGCAGGCCGCTTGGTGCGAAGCGTTCACCGTGACGCGGGGTAGTTGAGATGACCAGCTTGCTCCCCCTCAACAGTTCCCCGCTTGAGCGTGCCATTGAGGTTGCCACGGATGAAGTCACGAAGATTCCCTTACGCACACTGTACAACCCACAGACCTGTCCCGCGCACCTGCTCTATCACCTTGCGTGGGCCTGGTCGGTAGACCGCTGGGATGAAGGGTGGTCTGAGCCGGTAAAGCGGGCAGCCATTGCCGCATCGTTCTTCATCCATGAACGCAAAGGAACAATCGGTGCAATACGCCGAGTGGTTGAGCCGCTGGGCTACCTCATCGATGTCTTGGAATGGTGGCAGACCGTACCTGAGGGAATCCCCGGTACTTTTGCCCTCAAGGTGGGTGTGCTGGACACCGGCATCACCGAGGAGATGTATCAGGAGCTGACGGCCCTGATCAATGATGCCAAGCCTGTCAGCCGCCACATGCTGGAACTGGCCATCAGCCTTGAAACGACCGGCCGTTTCTACCTCGCCGCTTCGGTCTCTGAAGGCGACGAAATCGATGTTTACCCACCTGTGCCGCGTGACATTGAAGTCTCGGGGCATATGGGGCTGGGCGGGCGTGAAACCACTATCGATACTCTGGATGTCTTCGCATGATCGATCAAACTTCGCAATTCTTTGCCACCCTGACCAATGTCGGTGCGGCCAAGCAGGCCAACGCCGATGCCCTCGGCGTGCCTTGGAAAATAGCTCAAATGGGTGTGGGGGATGCCAATGGCACCGACCCTGTGCCCGATGCTTCACAGAAAAAACTGATCAACGAGCGCCGCCGTGCCCCGCTCAATCAGCTCAAGGTTGATCCAGCCAACAACGCGATCATCATCGCCGAACAGGTTATTCCTGCTGAAATCGGTGGCTTTTGGATTCGTGAAATTGGCTTGTACGACACGGACGGGGATCTGGTGGCGGTTGCGAACTGCGCGCCGTCCTTCAAGCCTTTGCTGGCACAGGGATCTGGGCGTACACAGATCGTGCGCATTAACTTGCTGGTCAGCAATACCAGCAACGTCGAGCTGCGCATTGACCCAACGGTTGTGCTGGCCACACGTTCCTTTGTGGATCTGCGGATTCAGGAAGAGCTTTCCAAGCTCGGCAATAAACAATCGGTTCGCGCTGCTACCACCGGCCCCATTGTCCTTGTTGGTATCCAGGCGGTCGATGGCGTTGCGCTTGTCGCAGGCGACCGGGTACTGGTGAAAAATCAGGCCAGCGGCAAAGACAATGGTTTGTACTCAGTCGTTGCGGGCGGTGCCTGGTTACGCGTTGTTGACGCGGATGTAAGCGTGGAGGTGACACCTAACCTGATGGTCAGCGTCGAGCAGGGTGACACGTTGTTCGACACGCTCTGGCAGTTGACCACAAACGCGCCAATTACCTTGGGTACGACTGCGCTGGCGTTCGAGCAAGTGGCAGGTCCGACCGGCGTTTTGCCCGGTACTTACAACCGGGTCACGGTAGACCGACGCGGCTTGGTGATGGCCGGTTTCAACCCGACCACCCTGGGCGGTTACGGTATCGCTGATGCTTACAGCAAAACAGAAATTGATACGCGTGTGGCGGCGTTGCAGCCCAAGCTCGGTTTTGTTCCTGTGCAGCAGGGCACTGGCGCGGGCCAACTGAACAATCAGGTCAGGCTCGGCTGGTCGGGTAGCGGGCTAAAGGCGGCAGTCGACAATACTGATTTGGGCAACCTCTGGTATTCGGGCAACTTTGACCCGGCCACCAAGGCTAATGTGGGCAGCACGTTGTTTGCTTACGGCATCACCGATGCCTACACCAAGGCGGAGGTTGATCAGCGAGTTTCAGAGCGCGCTTTAAGGACAGAGGTGTATGCCAAGTCCGACGTCTATACCAAGACTGAAACCGATGCACGTGACGCGCAACGGCCGCTTGCCGACAGCATCACGAACATCGGGCTTGCGGCCAATGACCCGACCCAGCCTTACATGCGGCGTGCCAGTGACAACACGACGTATTTTCTTCAGACGAGGCTTGGCTTTGTGCCTGTCCAGCAAGGTACCGGGGCAGGCCAGTTAAACAACCTGATCAAGATCGGATATACGTCCGCAGGTCAGGTTAAGTTGGCGGTCGATAACACCGACTTCGGGAATCTCTGGTATTCCGGCAACTTTGATCCGTCCAAAAAAGCGAACGTCGGTTCGACGTTGTTTGCATACGGAATTACCGATGCTTACACCAAGGCTGAGGTCGATGCGCGTGATGTTGAACGTGCTTTAAAGACCGAGGTTTATAGCAAGGGCGATGTCTACACAAAAGCAGAAACTGATACGCGCGTTGCAACACGGCCAGTAGCTGACTCAATCACGCATGTAGGCTTTGCGGGAGATAATTCAGCAGCGCCCTACATGCGGCGCGCTGCCGACAGTGCAGTTTATTATCTGGTCAGCGACCTGAACCTCGGGGCAAAGGTTGCGGCGCAGGGGCTTACCGGCATTGGGCAATACGCATTTGCGCGAGTCATTACCGCCTACGGAAATTCAATTAACCAGGGCACTTCAGTCCCCGGCTCTAACCTTATTTTCAGTTCCACGGCTGTGGGTGATGGCACAAGCAGCAACTCCGGCGCTATCGCAATAGGTGTTTGGCGCGCCCATGGTGCTTTCAACAATACAGAGCGCACGCTCTTTCAACGAATCCAGTAGGTTCAACCATGTCCACAATATTAAGTGCCCGCAATCCATACTGGTCTTCTCAGGCCCGCACTACCGTCGAATTGATGGTGGCTTTCGAGGGGTTGGTGGAAACACATGGGGAGTTGCCGTTCACGGCTTCTCCCCACGACCCTGAGCCCCACGGTGTAGAGCTGTACGAACGAGCTTTGGCGGGTGAGTTTGGTCCGGTTCAAGACACGCCGATTGAGCTGGTGCGTGTGCAGGTCATGTGCATTCGTGGTGATCGCTCTGCTGCGGCCACGGCCCGGATTGACGAGCTGATGACCGAGTACCAGACAGTGCAGGATGCCGTAGCGTTGAAAATGGCCACCGACGAGCAACTCAAGGCGCTGCCTGCCGTGGAGGCCGAACTCAATGCGCAGCGGGTGTACCGGGTAAAGCTCGCCCAACTCGACACATTGCCAGGCTATCCGCTGGACTTTGAATGGCCGACGCCGCCTGCGAATCCGTTCGTGTACGAGCCTACTGAGCCCGAAGGCTCTGCGCAGGATGCCCCTGACGACGAAGCGCCCATGACCTGACGCCCCGCACTGACGGGGCGCTTTCTTTTCTGCTGTTCGCATTCCACCACCAACCCCTCTTATGGGGTTTTTTCGTTTCTGGAGATCGTCCCATGAGTTTCTTCCACGGCGTGACTGTCACGAACGTCGACACCGGCGCGCGCACCATCTCGTTGCCCACGTCCTCGATCATTGGCTTGGTGGATACGTTCACTGAAGCGCCTGCTTACAGCGCCAAGGTCAATGACCTGGTGCTGATCACTTCCGAGCGCGAGGCCATTGCAGCGTTTGGCCCTGACTCGGCGATCACCAAAGCCTGTCAGGCAATCTACGTGCGGGCCAAGGCGGTGATCGTCGCCTGCGGCGTCGCCAAACTGGACGATGCTGCCCTGCAAGCCTCCGCGATCATCGGCGGTGTGAAAGCCGATGGCACACGTACCGGTCTCCAGGCACTGCTCGATGGCAAGAGCCGCTTCAATGCCCAGCCGCGACTGCTGATCGCGCCCAAGCACAGCTCGATTCTGGCGGTCGGCACCGCTATGGCTGCATTGGCAGACAAACTGCGGGCGCTGCCGATCTTCGATGGCCCCAACACCACAGACGAAGCGGTCATGGCGTATGCCAAGAACTTCGGCGGCAAGCGTTCTTTTATGGTCGACCCCGGTGTTCAGTATTGGGATACGACGGCCAGCAAGACGGTTGATGCACCGGGCTCTGCCTGGGTAGCGGGCCTGTTCGCCTGGACCGACGCGGAGTACGGCTTCTGGGCCTCGCCGTCCAACAAAGAGTTTGTAGGTATCACGGGCACCAAGCGGCCTATCGAGTTTCTGGACGGTGATGAAACTTGCCGGGCGAATCTGCTCAACTACGCCAACATCGCCACCATCATCCGCGACGACGGCTATCGCCTGTGGGGCAACCGCACGCTCAGCAGCGATCCCAAGTGGGCGTTCGTCACCCGCGTGCGCACCATGGACATCGTCATGGACGCGATCCTCTACGGGCACAAATGGGCGGTGGACCGCTCGATCACTGCCACCTACGTCAAGGATGTGACCGAGGGCCTGCAGGCGTTCATGCGTGACCTGAAGAATCAGGGCGCGATCATCAACTTTGAAGTGTTCGCGGATACCGAGTTGAACACGGCCAGCCAGCTTGAGCAGGGCAAGGTGTACTGGAACATCCGTTTCACCGACGTGCCGCCTGCCGAAAACCCCAACTTCCGCGTTGAAGTCACCAATCAATGGCTGACCGAAGTGCTCGACTCTGCCGCTTAAGGAGCTGCAACGATGGCAATGATTCCCGAAACACTGAGCAACCTGAACCTGTTCGTGGACGGTGTCAGCTTTCAGGGCGATGTGCCCAGCCTGACCCTGCCCAAGATGACGCTCAAGACTGAAGAGCACCGTGGCGGTGGCATGGACTTGCCGGTCGAACTGGACATGGGCATGGAAAAGCAAGAGTCCAATTTCACCACCACGGGCGTGCGTCGCGAGTCCCTGAAGTTCTTCGGCTTGGCGGATGGCACGGCCTTCAACGGTGTGTTCCGTGGTGCCTTTAAAGGGCTCAAAGGCAAGATCACCCCAGTGGTGGTGACCCAGCGTGGCCGACTCAAAGAGGTCGACATGGGGGACTGGAAAGCGGGTGACAAGGCCGAGATCAAACACGCTGTCGCGCTCACCTACTACAAGCTGGAAGTGGATGGCCGGGTGGTCTACGAGATCGATGCGCTGGGCATGAAGCGCGTGATCAATGGTGTCGATCAACTCGCGGCGGAACGTTCCGCCCTTGGCCTCTGATAGAAGGAAACATCCTGTGTCTCAAGTAAATACCAATCCGAAGTGGATGACCCTGACGGCCGAGAGCGTGTCGGTGAAGCTGACCAAGCCTGCCGAGGTCAACAGCGTTCAGGTCGATACCATCACCATGCGCGCACCTACCGTGCGCGATGTGCGCACCGCCCAGGCGGCTGCCAACGGCGACGATGAACAACGCGAGCTGAACCTGTTCGCATCCCTGGCCCAGATGGGCGTCCGCGATCTTGAGGGGCTGTCCCTCAAGGACTACAGCCGCCTGCAGGCCGGTTATTTTCGCCTGGTGCGCGACGACGAGCTTTGACCCCGCATTGCAGAGGCTTGCGGCGAAGCGGCTCGCAAAAGAGCTGGGTTTTTCGTCGGCAGAAATCATGTCCATGTCTTTCTCGGACATGATCTGGTGGCTCACGGACTGAGCCCATCCCAACATCAGAGGTGAGTGATGGCGAACAATCTGGCATTGGGCCTGGTGATTGGCGGCGCTGTCAGCCCGACCGTGGGTGCGGCATTCAACACCGTTGAAAACCGCATCAAGAAGTTGGAGCAGCGCGGCAATCAGGCCAAGGTGCTGAGAAACACGATTGGCGAAACCATGCGTCTGCGTGACGAGTGGAAGAAAGCGCACGACAGTGGTGCTGCCTCGGCCTCTGGTTTGCTGCGCAAGCTTGAGAACAACCTCGACACCCTGCGCAAACAGGGTGTTCAGGTCGGTAAGCTCAGACAGGAATATCAGTCCCTTGACCGTGTGGCCAGAAGCATGGACCTCAAGGTCAAGGGACACCAACAGATCGAGCAGGGCAAGGCCGGGCTCAAGTCGGGCATCGGCACCGCCGTCGCGGGTGTCGGCGCATTGGCCGTACCGACCAAGATCAGTGCCGACTATCAGGCGATCATCCGGGACATCGCGATCAAGGCCGGTGTAGCCAATCAGCCGCAGGAAGCTGAGCTGACCACCTCGGTGATCAAGACTTCGCAAGACACGGGCATGGCACGCAATGACGTCGCCGACCTGGTCAACAAGCTGGTTGGTGCGGGCATGAGCCTGGACAAGGCGCTTTCCTACGCGCCGGTCGCTGCGAAGTTTGCGGTCGGGCAGGGGGCCAGCGGCAACGATACGGCCAACATGATTCAGGCACTGCAGCAGAATGCCAAGATCACCGATCCCAAGGTCATGGAAAAAGCCCTCGAGGCAATTGCCATGCAGGGTCAGGCGGGCAGCTTTGAGGCCAGTGACATGGCGCGTTGGTTTCCGCAGTTGCTGGCGGGCATGGGCAAGTTGGGTGTCACCGGCATGGATTCGGTGAGCCAACTCGGCGCAATGCTGCAGGTCCAGATGAAAACGGCCGGTGGCTCGGATGAAGCCGCCAACAACCTGAAGAACTGGATGGAGAAGATCGGCTCCACCGACGTGGTCAAGTCGTACAAGGACGTTGGTATCGATTATCAGGGATCGCTGAACACCGGTATCCAAAAGGGCATGTCGACCCTTGAGTCCAGCTTCGCGCTGGCCCAGCGCTACATCGAAAAGACAGACCCTGAAAAAGCCAAAAAAATGAAGGAGGCAACGGCCAAGATCAGTAAGGAGGCTGATCCGGCGAAAGCCAAAGAGATGCTGGACTCGCTGGAGCAGGCGCTGCGCACTGGCGATCTGTTTGCTGACATGCAGGTCAAGGCTGCACTGACCGCTTACACGCAGAATCGCGCGCTGTATGAGCAGCTGAAAAAAGACTCACAAAATGCTTCGGGGATCCTCGACAAGAACCTGGCCGAGCGCCGGGGTGCATCGTCGCAGATCTGGGCCGAGACGTTTCAGGCGGTCAACGACTCGATGCGCAGCATTGGTGACGCGATCCGCCCTGTCACCGACGCCGTTGCGAAAGGGATCACGGCAACGGCCAAGGAATTCACAGCGCTCTCTGATACTTCCAAGCCGGTGGTGCTGGCCATCGCATCGATAGGCACTGGGCTTCTGGCACTGAAGTCCGCTGCCGGGGTGTTCAAAATCGGCAAAGGGCTGCTAAACATTGGGCGTGGATCCCTGACTGGTGATCCAAACAAGGTACAGAAAGTCTACGTCACCAACTCTGGCGACAAAGACGATAAGTCCGAAGGGAAGGTGGGCGCGGTTAAAGGCCTGCTGGAAACCGGTCTCAAAGCGTTTAAAGGCAAGGACAAAGCAAAGGTAAAGGATAAGGACAAAGCAGATGCCGACGGCAAGAGCGGCGCTGACGATGCTGATGACGACGCAGAGGAACCCGGCAAGACCGGCTTTGATCCGGTCGATACCGGTCTGAAGATCCTCGATCTGTTTGGTGAGGGTGGCAACGACTCTGATGGTGCCAAGGGCGGCAGCAGCTCTGAGCCGCAGAAGGTCTTTGTGGTCAACGCCAGTGCGTTCGGTGGTGGTTCGGATGCACCGGGGGATCAACGCCGGTCACGGCGCAGCCGTCGGCGTGGTGCTGCAGGTGGTGCTGGTGGTCGACGCGCAGGACCTCCGCGCCCTCCGGTGCCGCCAGCCCCTCCTGTACCAGCAGGGCGCCTTGCGCGGTTGGCCGGTGCCGCAGGAAAGCTGAGCAGCGTTGCCAAGATGGTCCCCGGCGCGAAGTTTCTGGATGCGGGCATGCTCGCTCTGGACACGTACCAAAACGCCGAGACCCAGGACGAGAAAGCCGAAGGCTACGGCGGCGCTGCGGGTGGGCTGGCCGGTGCATTGGCAGGCGGTGCGGCGGGTGCCGCGATTGGCTCTATCGTGCCGGTGATCGGAACCGCCATTGGTGGCGCGGTCGGTGCCTTTCTTGGCGGCATGGGCGGCCAGGATATCGGTGGCTTTCTGGGCAAAGCGCTGTTTGGCTCAGATGAAAAAACCGAGGCCATCGCTGGGAAGACTGGTGATACCAAACCTTCTGCCGCACCTGGCGATGTGGTCAAAGCGATGGCTGCGGTAGCACCCGCACCTTTGGCGTTGCCTGCCGTGGTCAAGGCTGCCGAGCAGAGCAAGCCTGAACCCACCAAGGTCGACCAGCAATTCACCTTCTCGCCGAATATGCCCGTCAACGTACAGGGCGATGTAAAGGACCCGGCACAGCTGGCAAGGGACATCGCACCGTACCTTCAGCGTCAGTTTGAAGAGTTCAGTCGGCAGGCGGCTGCCCGCCAATTGTTTGATGCCCCGCACGTGGGTTGAGGAAAGGTTATGGCTTATGCAGAACAGCTGCAGTCATCGTTGAAATACCTGATTGCAGCGGGAGAGGTGGGACGCCGTAGTCTGGACGACATGCTTGGTCCCTTAAACGGGGCCATTGGCGATATGACAGGGGCCGCGTCGGAGCTGGAGAACATTCCGTTCATTGGTCCGGCCATTGGTGAAAAACTGCAACGCACCATGCGGGGCATCAGTGTCGCGCAGACAAAGGTTGGGCAGGTAGCTGCGATGTACGGGCAGGCGACCGGTGCGGCGGCGCAGGTGCAAGAGCGCCTGGGGACGCTGAAAGAGCAAGCATCCAAAGCCGGTGCCGCGATCAATCGGGTGGCGGGAAGCGTCAGTCCGTCGCTGGGCAACATTGTCCCGACTGGCAGCTTTGCAACGCAGATGACACCGGCACCCGAGGCGGTGAAACCGTTTCCGCATCTGCTGATCATCCAGCCGCTCAAGCCCGAGTCTCAGCCTTACTACTTCAACCTGGACACGGCCGCTTTCGATGAGCTTCGCAGACAGACCGCGTTCCGCTGGGCCGGGCAAGAGCGCTTGACGCGCAGCATTGCGCAACAGGCGGTTGGCCTCGGTGACGACAAGTTGAGTTTGAAGGGGGCCATTTTTCCCGGCTTCAAGGGCGGCCTCAAGCAACTGGATACGTTACGCAGCATGGGCCGCAACTTGCAGCCGCTGAGCCTGACCACTGGTTACGGTGAGGTGCTGGGCAACTGGTGCCTGCTCAGTGTGGATGAAGAACAGAGCAACCTGCTCGCCGGGGGTATTCCCCGCAAGCAGGGCTTTTCACTGGAGTTTGTAAGCTATGGCGACGATCTGCAGAACGTCTGACGGAGATCTGCTGGACACTATCTGCCAGCAGTATTACGGGCATCTGAGCGGTAGCGTTGAGGCCGTGCTGGATGCCAATCAAGGTCTGGCCGACGAGCCCCAACCATATCGAGCGGGTGTGCAGATCCTGTTGCCGGACCTGCTCACCCAGACCGAGGAAGTGATACAGCTCTGGGGCTAGCTGCCAGCCGGTTCACATCCAACTTTTATTAACACTCGGCGGCGGATTCTGGTGAGTCCGTCATGCCTTGCCATGGACATTAAGAAGGTCTCATGAAGCCTGCATTCCGAATTGTTGCGGACAGCACCGACATTACGGCGTTGATCAACGACCGTTTGTTGCTGCTGCGCACAAGCGACAAGCCTGGCATGGAGTCAGATGAGTTTGAGCTGCGCATCGACGACAGGGATCGGGCCGTTTCACTGCCTGCGCGTGGTGCGGACATTGAGATATACCTCGGTTACGAAGGGCATCGGCTGACCCGACTGGGTCTATACACCGTTGATGACATCGAGGCGTCTGGTCCACCCGATACGTTGGTCATACGCGGCAAGGCCAGCGATATGCGCGGCAGTGGCCGGACCACCCGATCCGGCAGTTGGGAGAACGTCACCCTGCAGCAGATCGTCAGCGAGGTTGCTGCACGTAATGGCTGGAAGCCGGTGTGTACCGTCACGACAAAAGTGCCTCGCGTCGATCAACTCGACGAGTCGGATTACAACTTCATCACCCGGGTGGCCAAGAAGTATGACTGCACCGCGAAAGTTGCCGACGGTAAGCTGCTGGTGCTGCCTCGGCAAGACGGATTGAGCGCGAGCGGTAAGGCCCTGGGGGTGATAACGATCCGTCGTCACGACGTTGCACGCTGGCAGTTTCGCCTCAGCGACAAGACCACACAGAAAGCCGTCCAGGCCAAGCATCTGGATAAGAAAACTGGAAAGCTGCAGGTAGTTGAGCTGAGCAACGATCAATCCCCTAACGGCCTCCCGCCCGTTCATACCGACCGCCATATCCATCCCAATAAGTCCGCTGCTGAGCAGGCTGCCAAAGCGCGTCTCGCGGCATTCAATCGTAGTACCGCAGGTGTTCGGCTGGAAATGGCGGGGCGTACCGATCTGTTCGCCGAGCGAATGATCAATGCACTGGACTTCAAAGTCGGCCTTGATGGCGAGTACCTGGTTGACTCGGTTGAACAGGTCTTTACCCAGTCTGGCTGGACCACGGCTATTGAATGCAATGGTGGGAAGTCCGGTAAGGCTAAGGCGAAAGGCAAGAAAAAGAAAGAGAAGAAACCGGTCAAGGTCGTACAGCTTTAGCCCACCAGCTCAACATCTACTCATCAGGAGAACCACGCATGTCGATTACCACGCAGCAGTTGCTGCAGATCCTCCCCAACGCCAGCTCCCGAGCTGGCGTTTTTGTTCCTGTCCTAAACGTTGCGATGAGCAAATACGCCATCGTCACCAAATTGCGCATAGCTGCTTTTCTCGCACAGGTAGGGCACGAGTCCGGCCAGCTCCGCTACGTGCGCGAACTGGGCAGCGATCAATATCTCGACAAGTACGACACCGGGCGGCTGGCTGAACGCCTTGGTAACACGCCAGAGGACGATGACGACGGTCAGTTGTACCGGGGCAGGGGGCTTATTCAGGTCACCGGGCGAGACAATTACGCCGCGTGCGCAGAGGCATTAGGACTGGATCTACTCAAGCACCCCGAACTCCTGGAGCGCCCAGAGCATGCAGCCATGTCGGCAGGTTGGTTCTGGCACCGGGCTGGGCTCAATACCCTGGCAGACAAAGGCGACTTCCTTACCATCACGAAACGCATCAACGGCGGCACCAACGGTCTCGCAGACCGCCAAGCACTTTATGAGCGTGCTCTGAAGGTTTTGCTCTGATCGAGCTGTGGGCCATTCAGGCATTCACAAAACGAGTTACTGCAGCAGATTGAAAAAGAGCGACCAGTCGAGATGCGTCAACATCGCGGCTGGTCACCGTTCTCGCAGATTACCCCTGCAAGTCCAGCCAAGGCTCTCGCTTCGTGCACAAAGCGGAGCGAGCCTAGCACCTGTCTATATATACAGTAAAGGTCTTGCTTTCTATGTCCACACCCATCATCCCTTGGATGGGCGGCAAACGCCGCCTGGCCGACCGCCTCATCCCACTTTTCCCGCCCCACGAATGCTACGTCGAAGTGTTCGCTGGCGGTGCGGCCCTCTACTTCATGCGTCCCCAGGCAGCCCCCGTCGAGGTCTTGAACGACATCAATGGAGACCTGGTGACGCTGTATCGCGTCGTCCAAAACCACCTTGAAGAATTCGTCCGCCAGTTCAAATGGGCACTCAGCTCGCGCCAGGTATTTGAGTGGCAAAAGATGACCCGCCCTGAAACCCTCACTGACATCCAGCGCGCCGCCCGTTTCTTCTACCTGCAGCACCACGCCTTCGCAGGCAAGGTGAGCGGGCAGACATTCGGGACCGCAACGACAGGCCCGGCCATCAACCTGCTACGGATCGAGGAGAACCTTTCTGCGGCCTGGCAGCGTTTGTCGGGTACCTATGTGGAGAACCTGCCTTGGCTTGAGTGCGCCCAGCGTTACGACCGGCCTCACACCTTCCATTACATGGACCCGCCTTACTGGCAGACTGCTGGGTATGGCGTTGATTTTTCATTCGAGAATTATGAGCGGATGGCTGATTTCATGCGGACGTGCAAAGGCAAAGTGATGGTCAGCATCAATGACCACCCTGACATACGACGCGTGTTTGAAGGCTTCCATTTTGAAACGGTCGACATTCGCTACAGTACCGCGAACCAGCGAAAGGGGAAGGCCGATATCAGCGGTGAGTTGGTAATCATGAATTGGGTACCTGCCGCGCTCGGTGGGTTGTTCTGACGGCTGGCTGCACGGCTGGGGACCCCTCCTGACAATGACGGCCACTTGTATCTGGGCAGAGGGCTGATTTGGGTCACCGGTAAAATAAACTACGCTGAGTGCGGTGAGGTGCTGAGCTCTGATCTAATCAATCATCCGGAGCTACTGGAGCTGCCTAACCACGCCGCAATGTCGGCTGCATGGTTCGGGCACCGCTCCAACCTCGACACATTTGCGGACAAGGTGACTTTCTGATCATCACCAAGTGCTTCAGCGGCGGCACGGATGGTCTGGCTGATCGTCACGCCCTTATAGAGCGTGCATTGAAGGTGCTGGCGTGATGGGAGTGCAGTCGGCGTTCTGCTGATACTGTTGGCACCGGCTGGTGCGCTGTGCTGTTATGTGTCCACACCCATATAGTGATGGAGGCCTTCTTGGCTTGAAATGGGCATGCAACTACCTTAAGTTACTACTCCATAGTCAACTCGGCTGCCGGAACTGATGTTGTAATTTGATGTCACATCGGAGCTCTACGCCAATTAACGTGTAGCAAACGGCTACCAAGGAGAGGTAAAAGATGGCTTTCGACGCCTTTATTCAGATCGCAGATATCCCCGGCGAAGCTCTGGACGAGAAATATAGCAAATGGATTGAAATTATCGGTTATAACTTTGGCGTCAGCCAAAGCACCTCCGCAACCGCTAGTTCCGCGGGCGGCGCTTCATCTGGTCGCACGACTATGACCAACTTCATCTTCACCAAATACCTTGACAGCGCTAGTTGCAAGCTGATGGAAGCCAGCTGTGCAGGCCAGCACCTCAAGGAAGTGAAGCTGGTGCTCTGCCGCGCAGGCACTGACAAGCTCAAATACTACGAAGTGGTGCTTGAGGAAGTTATCATCGCGGAGTACACACAGAGCGCAAGTTCAGGTATCCCCATAGAAATCGTGCAGCTCAACTACGGCCGCATTAAAACTACCTACACATTGCAGAAACGTGTCGATGGCACAGCAGGAGGTAACGTGGCCGGCGGTTGGGACCGGATCAATAATAAAAAGTATTCGTGAGGCACGACCATGGCTGAAGTACGAACTTTTATCAATCCCAGAGCGCAGACCTTCGAATCTCTGAAAACCAACCTTGCGCTGCCAAAGAATACGAAGGCCAAGTTCGTCGCCCTCAACTCCCACATCTCGGGTGGCGTTGTTCTGCCTGGTGAGCTGGTCATCGTCGGCGATGCTTCTACGCCATTGTCTACTGCCCAGGAAGCTTTTTTAATGGTCAAAGCTGCTGAGGTGCATAGGGCATTGCTGGTTAATGGGGTGGAAGCTGATGATTTTTTTGTTGAGAATTTCGAGCTGCTCAAGCAGGCGATATCCTACACATCGATGGGGGTAGGCGCTGCAAGTGATGGTTGGGCCAAACATATGGAGGGGATTAAAAAAACGCTTCAAGACATCGAAAAGCTTTACCGGGATCACATGGGGTCCGGCACAATGACCCAGCGAGACGCTTTCTACGCCAAGCGAACCGAGCTGTTCATGAAGCTTGATAAGCTGCTGAATAATTTCCTGTCTTATGGATCCGGACTGCGTAATGAAGGCTCCATTAAAAGAATGCTTGGGCTTTCAACCAATAGCTATATGCATGCCGGAGAAATCCCAGGGTATGCCGACAAGGTATCTGGCGTGGCGAAAGCTGCTAAATGGATCAAAAGAGGAGCTTACATCGGGACTGCTCTTGAGGTAGGTTCTACCGGACTAGCCATTCATAAAGCTTGTACGCTGGGTCGTGAAGAGCAGTGTCGTAAGGCGAAATATATTGAGGGTGGTTCGCTATTGGGTAGCGTTTTTGGAGCCGGTGCTGGTGGATATGTAGGCGGAGTACTCGTCACTACAGCTTGCGTCGCAATTGGTATTCCAACTGGTGGTATGGGTACGCTTGCATGCGGCGTGATTGGGGGGGCTGTAGGCGGCTGGGGGGGAGGGGAGCTTGGCGAGTCGAAAGGTGAAAAATTTGGAGAGGTTCTTTACGGGAAAATGACAAATGACTAGCGCCCAAATAGATTTATTTTCTGGTTTTATATTAATAGCTATTGGGTTAGTGCTGGTTGCTAT